TCGCTACCGTTGGGTTTGGCAAGTTGCCGCTTAAGTCACCACCAGCCGCCTGCGTTGCAGACATGGCCCCAAGAGCCGTAAGAGCAGACACAGCATCCGTCGAGCCTGTCCCGCCTTTGCTGATGGCGATGATATCACTAGTAGCTACAGCGCCAATCAAGCTGGGAGTAATGGCTGAAATCTGCGCAGATGTGATTGCTTCAACTTGCGCACTGTTTAACCCGCCCGCGCCTCCTAGGGCAGTTGTAGCAATAGACCCATCAGAAAACTTAATCCCGCCAGCATCAACAGACAACGCAGTGACAGCATCTGGGGCTGTTCCAATTCCAACTCGGCCTGTGCTGGAGATTACAAACGGGGTTGCATCTGGGCTTGTCTCATCCTCAACGCGAAACGCCTCGCCTGCACCAGTCTGTAAAATTGAAACAGCAGCAGAAGCAGAAGCAGCCGTAAACGTAGCAGCTCGGCCAGTTCCGTTATTGCTAACCGTAAGTGAATTTGCCGTTCCACCAACTCCAATTGTTTGAGTTTGATTAAATGTATTTTGCTGAGAAAGCCCAGCGAGCGTAACTGCCGTGCCTGTAGATGGCGAAAATGTAAGCCTGCTCTGGTTGCTGACCCAGACATCTCCTGCAATCGTACTCGATGGAGCAGCAACGCCAACAAGCGACCCGCCAATATTTGCCTTAGCCTGGTCAGTCGTAGCCGCCATAATGAGGCGACCTTCCATTGTTGAGCCAGCCTTCTGTACATATGCGGTCAACTGCGATGAAGTAAGCGCGGGAACTTCAGCAGAAGTAATCCCGCCAAGAGCAGCAAGCGCAGAAGCCGCACTGGTTGATCCAGTCCCGCCGTTTCCAATCCCAATTATGGCGCTAGTTGCAAATGCTCCAATCGATGCAGGTGTAATTGCGGCAATTTGAGCCGATGCCAATGACTGCACTTGGGCGCTATTCGTAAACCCGCTGATTTGATCAGTGGTAGCAAAGCCAGAAAGCTGTGAGGTGGTAGCTAGCCCAGAGAGTTGTCCAGTGGTGGCCAGTCCAGCGACTACAAGCGATTTGGTTGCAGTCTTGGTTGTGCCGCCTTGGTTGAGAACAACGATATCAGCCGGGTTAACAACGGCTGCTGAAGGAAGTGCAGAGATTTTGATGTCGGCCATACAATTAACTAATTAAAACCCAAGAAACAGAAGATTCATCCCAGCTATACCTATTCCCGTCAGATGGATATGCCACAGGCGGCTGCCAAGTGCAAGTCTGTTCATCTAACAACCAAGATGGATGCGGCTGGGGCGCATAAAAAGCGTCACGCACTTCATCGTACACGAATCCAATGCCAGCGTAATTCTTGCGAAGTGGACGACCTTCTGGGTGTTGGCCTCCGTAAGTGTTGTAACTTGTTTGAATCCAAGTTCCAGGCAACACGCCAAGATCAATAAAGTCTTGTTCAGCAACAATGACTTGCTTGACTATGCCATCTTCAACTTGAGCAAAGTGACTCATAATAACGAAAATTGCCCTGAAGTTATAAACTCTTTAACGCTAGAAAATCCAGCTAGCGTGTATGTATTAACTGTTCCAGAAATAAGATTAAACGTAAAATCCTGTGGAACATATATAATTACTGCACCAGATCCTCCAGAAATTTGATCGCCATTCGCAGGCGCATCTCCGCCATCTCCAGTATTTCCGGCTCCCGGTCCGTTCCCTGAAATGCCTCCTCCATTTCCACCAGTTGCATATGTTTTACCTATATTAGATATATATCCAGTTCCGCCTAATCCTGAATTGGAAGCAGTTGCGTTCTGTCCTACGCTAAAATATCCCCCTCCGCCGCCTGCGTAAACATTAGTTGAAGTAGCGCCGCCATTATTTCCTTGTCCTGGTGTTCCGGCTGCGCCTAGCGTATTAAACCTTTGAGCTCCTGCAACAAGCGAATTAGAAGATTCCCCACCTCCAGATCCTCCTGTTCTTGCTTGATTGTTTGTAGTACCATTTCCTCCACCGCCTCCACCACCTATTGCAGTATAAGTACTTACGCTTGTAATTACAGAATTTGCACCATTCTGCCCTGCCGCCAATCTAAGTCCTCCCGCTCCGCCGCCTCCTACCGTAACAGTAATTGGTGAATTTCTTAAAAATTGAATGTTATTTTGAATTAAAACGCCGCCAGCTCCACCACCTCCAGCCGGAGCAAATGGGTCGCTATTAAATCCAGATCCCCCAGAAGCTGCTCCACCAGCAATTAGTACGGCATTAAAATTTAATTCAATAGGTTTTTTGCAAAAAAAGTTATTTTTACAAGCAAGTAACATATTTTAATAAACAAAATTTTGAATAAATGAACCATACCAATATACTCCGTCAGAAGTAAACGAAAGTATATCCATTCTTCCTACTGCCGCTGTAATAGTTGGAGCCGTTCCGTTGGGCCATCTTACTCCTGTAAATGTAGCAGTTGTGGCAGTTCCAGAAACTGGCTGTCTAAGGTACACCGCAAACGACTTTCCAACTCCAACTGCTGGCATTGTGAATGTGCATGGCGTAGCGGATGTCAGCGTTGCCGTAATAACCGTGCCTGCCGTAATTGCCAGCGTTGCTGCTGCTCCAACCGTTCCCTGCGCAACAGTGCCTTCTGTATAGCCGACAATTGTAGGTCCAGTAATCGTTGGAGATGTAGCAAATACGCTAGCTCCACTACCAGTCTCGTCAGTTAATGCTGCGGCCAAGTTTGCGCTTGTTGGCGTTTGTAAAAATGTAGATACGTTAGTTCCAAGCGAACTTACTTGAGTAACGCTAATCCCAGTTACTTGCGCAGAGGTAATCCCAGATGAAACTTGCGCTGCGGAAATGCCAGAAATCTGAGAAGACGCAAGAACTGAGATCCTATCAGAACTTAGTGTACCAGTGATGATGTTCCCAGCGTTTGTAGTGTCGCTTGTTGCGGACGCCGCCAGCCCGCTAACAGAAGCAGCGGAAATTGCAATTAAAGCCTCTGTGGCCCCAGTAAGTACGCCATTTGCGTCTACAGTAAACTGAGCTACACGCTCGGGATGACCATAAGAACCAGAAACCACACCGCTCGGGGAAAGTGATTGTATTGCCTGCGTTTCAAGTGCAGTCACTCGACCATAAGTATCCACGGTGATAACCGCAGATTGCGTGCTTGATCCTGCCGTGATTGCAGCAACGCCAGTCGTAGACAACTCAAGTTGCAGTGCGCCAGAGTAAGTTACAGGACTGCTTGAGATAGCCAGCGTGCTAGACGTTGCTCCGACAGAAACAACTGTGCCGCCAGCACTGCCAGAAATTGGAATATTTGTAGCGTTAGTAATCCTACCTTTAGAGTCTACAATAAATTGCCCAACAAAAACATCTGATCCATAAGTTCCAGCAACCACTGAGGTAGTAGCAAGTCTGTTTGGATCAAGTGTGCCAACAGTTAAATCGCTGGCGTTGTTGCCGGGAAGCGGAGTGACATTTGCAATTGATGTTACTCGTCCTTTATCGTCAACCGTCAAAACAGGAATTTGTGTCGAGCTGCCAAACGTACCAGCCGATACGCCGCTTGTTTGAAGCGCAAAAGTTCTATTGGCAACAAGCGTGCCACCTCCCACAAGACCCGTGCCTGCACTAAATGTGATTGCGCTTAGTTGTGCGGTCGTGAGTGCTTGAACTTGATCGCTATTCTGAAATGGTGCAAGTTGACTTGTTAGGGCATACGCAGATAACTGCGTTGTTACCAAAGATGGCACCACAGCAGAGGTAATCCCGCCAAGTGCATCCAGTGCAGCAACTGCTGTAGTAGCTCCTGTGCCACCCTGCACAATCGAAGCTGGGGCGCTCGAAGTAAGCGCAGGCTGTGCGCCAAGCGCGGCAACCGCAGATGTAGCGTCCACTGATCCTGTCCCACCAAGCGAAACTGGAACAACAGGCAGCCTGGCTACACCAAGAGTGCCGCTGACAATCTCTGATGCGTCGAGTGTTTTAACCTGCGAGACTTCACACTTTTTAGTGTCGCCATCTTGAACAAGTACAAGTGTGTCTGTTAAGCCAACCGTTGAGGCTGCTGGTAAGTCTGTAATTCTGATACCCATAATTAACCAGTGGTGATGCGTTCGCTTGCTTCGTTGTTAAGATAGTCTCCTGTTTCAGTCAATATTCGATCTTCTAATACAGGAGCTGGATTGTACGCTTGTTTACGAAATCTAAAAGTGTGTTTATTGCCTTTTACTCCAATGCGAGCAACTACCTTCACTCCCGGCGCGGCTTCAGTTCCGTTTCTTCGTGTAAGAAATTTGCCAATCATACTAGTAGGTGTAAGCCATGTTCAGCTTTTGATTCTGGCCTTGCTGTCTAATCAACACATCAATCTGTTGCTGAACAGCCATTTCTGCCAATTGATCTAATGCTGTTGCTTCGTCTGCACGGCCTTCTGACCTTAAGAAATCAGCACCAACTCCATTAACCAAGTAATCTTTAAAACGGTAAGGAATTTCTACTTGTTTCCAAACAGTGCTTGAATAAGACGGCCTTTGGTAAGCCGTAAAATCTGTGATGCAGTTCCAAAAATCTCCACGAGATCCTTTTGTAGTCTCAAAATTATTATTGTAACTTTGAGTGCCCTGTAATGGATTGTAGTAAACTTGCGCTCCAGAACTGTATTGGGTCATTGGAAACTCTACTGGAAAAAATAAAGATCCAAACAATCTTGGAGCATTGAGTCGATACTGAATAAACTTTTCTCCGTTTTGTAAAAAGTTTAAATAGGTAACTTCATTTTTTTGAGGATTAGTTAAATCCTCCACCATAAAATCCACAGGCACAGATCGAGTGGTAATTCTAGGATCTACGTTCCACGCAGCCAAGCCTTGCAGTGATCCTGTTTGAAGCTCAACAATCCGTTTAGGATTCTTCTCAAAAACAACTGTAGTTGTAAGTTTGCCGTTTGGGCCTTGATAAGTTGGAAAATTTACAACAGATCCGTATGGCACCAAAATAACAAAATTATAAATATAATTTCCTATCTCGTCTGGCGCAGCGTTGTAACTAGACATTGATTTAATGTCTGCAACGCTTTCAAGTTGCCCATTAAAATTGTAGTAAAACGGATTCTCAAAACTAATTGCTGTAGATGCTATTGTTCCAAGACGGTAAGCGTCATCTGCAAAGTCTTCAGCATAAACTCTTGGAAAATCATGATCTAATGTAAGCTCTAACTCTTGAGTGTTTGCTGATGTCTGCACCCACAAGTCAATATTGTTTTCCGTGGTAAGAGCATCCCCGTACTCTATCGTTAGTGTTGGCAGATCAAGAAGCTGTGCGGATTGAATTGGGTTGCCCGGAAACGTGCGCAAAAATCTGTTGGTGTCCGGCCATTCTTCGCGATCCCAAATTGTTCCAATGCGACGTGACGTGAAGTCGCGAATAGCTCCAAAACTTTGAGCATTTAGCGTAAAAGTGTCTAGCCCGATAAGCTGACAGACTTCTGCAAGGATATCGCTAAATGGGACTGTCTTCATGCGTAAACGGTGCGGGATCTTACGTTAGTGGATGGAACCCAGCCTACACTAATTTCTTTTGTACCACCAGAGTTAACTTTGCACTGAGGATTATCTCTCCAAAACTCTGCAAGAAACTTCTCGTCATCCCAGCATTGATACCCGAGTTTATGGCCCCAAAAATGATAAGCGTGCCCTGGAATACTGCCGACCTTCTGCCCAATGCCATCAATTGATTTGTGGCGCATCTTGGTGTACTTGGCAGCATTCTTTGAGTCAATCTCAGCTTGAATACGGTTCATTTGCCAGCCGCGCCGAAACTCAGCTTCCATTGCAGGAATTAGACTAGGGTCGATATCAATCATAAAACGGTGCTCTCACTCTCCGAGCAGTCACACCACTCGTCGTCTGGGAACTCCCAGACCATGCATTCCGTTATACAGAATGGCAGGTGTCGCAAAATTGTCTCTGTCTCTCCAGAGTGTCACGCCTAGCGGGCTTCCGGCGTTCGATCCGTCCTAGTATACTGCGGGAACGGTCACATATACTAAGCCTACGAGCTGAAGTCGAACTTGCCAAGACCCAATGGGTTCCCGACAACAAGACCGCAGACGGCTTCTACGACGCGAGCAGGGCCGCCACCGAAGTCAGGCAGCGATTGCACAGCGGCTACGTTTCCGCCGTAGCGGACTTCGATCAAGTCCATGTTCAGGACAAGACCCTTGTACGGGGTAACCGTCCATGTGCCGGAGCTGATCGTGCCGAGGAACACCGTGGGGTGCAGCTTAACCGTACCGAAGTCACCTTGGAACACGTCCACGGACTGGATGTAGGTTTCAGCAGCAGCGTCACGCTGGAAGGTCTGCACCTTGGTTGCGCCAGCAGCCAGAACTCCACTGGTGGAGGTCGTGGTCAACTGAGTCGTGCCAAGCAGGCTGGTGAACGCACGCTTGAGGTCGGTGCCAACGATGGCATCGAACGAGCGGTACTGGCCAGTCTGGTTGTAGATGCTCTTGAGCAAGCCCTGCACTGCCGTGTCGGTCAACCCGCTGGATGCACCAGTGAGGATTGAGTCGGAAGGAGTGCGGAACTGTGAAGGAATGTCGCCAACGGTAGGCGTCCCGGTTCCTGCGGTGCTGATCCAGGTCTGGATCCCAGCCGTGAGGTAAGGAACGGAGCCGTTGTCCTGCTGTGCAGTCTGGTTCGAGCAGAGAGTCGTCTCAATCGAACGCTTGCACTGAAGGATGGACTTGCTGACGTTGTACGCCAGTTCGTCGCGCACGCCTGCTACCTGAGCAATGTCAGTAGACAGCTTAGACACGCGCACAGCAGGCATACGGAATACCTGAGCGTAGTTGGCCAGCTCGGCGCGATAGCCCACGTCCCAGTTGGTGTACGAGCTAACGTCCGTACCGTCGATTGTCCCGCCTACTTGAGGAGCAGGATTGCTATCAGCCTGCCAGCGGAAAAACATATTTCCGGGCTTGCTGCCTTTACGAGCCATAGACGTGAATGGCGTGTCTTTTGCATCGACAAGCGCAATCATGTCCATGAGGTCTTCGCGTTTACCGCGACCGCTAAGATTAGGTTCAGTTAGAAGTGCCATAATACTAAATAAGTTGAGTTGAGTTGTTGAATTGAAGGGGCTTACACAAACCCCATTGCTTTTACTAGGTCACTCAATCCATCTCTGCTTGAAGGATCCTTAAGGAAGGACTTCTGTGCGCGAGAAGAGTCATCTTTATCAACTTTAGGAGGAGCTTTGACGCTTGGCTGTGCTGGTGCTCGTTTGATTGGTGCAGCTTTAGCCTTTCCAGAATCTCGTTCTGCAAAAACCTTTAGCCCTTCAATCAATGCGGCAACCAGATGCATATGATCCGGGCGGCGCTTTACTTCAGGGAAATCACGCAGCACTTGCTGGGCGACCCTGTATTCTTCGCTTTCCGGCTTACGCATCCAAGGATGCTTGGCTGCTAGCACTGGCTCTATTTGAGACTTTTGGTTCAAATATTGAAACCTGGCCGGCAGTTCAATTTCCTTTCTACGTCTAGCCAGCTTTCGCATGTCGCGAACCTGTAGGTTGTCTAATTCAATCTGATTACCTTGCGGGTCAGTAATTACACCACCATCAGGATTATCTTCGCACCAATCCAACACATATAATGCTCGCTGAAGTTCGGCATTTACTTCCTCGACGGAACCAAGTGCCTCTACAGCGTCAGATACGGTTGGCGCACTGGTTTGTGGAACAGACTTTAATGCCTGCAACTCACGCTCCATTTGCGCTAATCTGGCTTCTCTTTCTTCAAGTTGCGCCTGAGCGGCTTTCTTCGCAGCAACTAACTTGTTGATGCGCTTCTGTACGCCTCGGCTCAAAGAACTCTCTTCAGGCTCACCTTCTTCATCGGTGGACTGATCGGCTTCCGCTTGAGCTTCGACTTCAGGTTCAGCTTCCGCTGTCTCTTCCGTCTCGACCTCAGGTTCCGCCTGCTGCTCCTCTTTGGCTGGAGCCGCCTCCTCCTCGTTTAGGAAATTGGATTTAACAAAATCAGCTAGGCTGTGTTCGTCAATCCTTCCGAGGTTATTTGCAACGGGTGTACTGTCTGCCTCCTGACTCCCGGCGTCAGGCTGTGTATTTGTGTTATTCATGCTATAACGGTAGCAAGCCCTTTTTAATTCAATCCAGTAACGCTGGAAGGCCCGTTAGTGGCGTTATGCCAAATCTTTTTCAGGAGTCAAGCCATTTAATTGTCTAGCTTGTTTTCTTAATTCAATAAGTGTGCTCAAAACTAAATTAATCCCATCAGCCTGTCCTGCCGCATGTGTTCTATCTTCTCCTTTGCAGTCTTTACTTATAGCAACCATCCAGTGTTGCTCTTGTAGCTGTTCAAGAACCTTACATATTTCTGACCAAACAAGGTTTTTCCCTGAAAATCCAAAGGCGTTCTTTTGATCTTCCGTCATATTACTGTTGTGCCTGCTGTGCCTGCTGCGCCACAGGAGTTACGCCAATTCGGCCAATCTGCGCATTTTGCTGTTGCATAACAGACATCTGAAGGCTCTTAACATAGTTCTCAAAGAGCGCCCGGAAATTCTCATCCTGCTGAAGTGCAGTCTGCGCTTTCGGGTTAGCCTGCAAGACCTGTTGCGCGTATTGCAGCTTGGTCTGTGCAGCCGGGTCGTTCTCTTGGTAAAGGGCCTCGTTGCCGAGCAGCATCATGCCAATGTCTGACTGCACATCCTTGAACATCTGCCTGCTGGCATCCTGAGGATTGAGGATCAAGTCTTTTGCCACCTCTGGAGCAATAGCCTGAATCATCATCTCGGTGAGCTTGTTCCTGTTTAAGACTCCGCCAGTGTCGAGTTGTGCAACCTTGGTAAGGAAATCAATCTTCTGTGCGATGTACTCTTTATCGAGGTCCATCACGTCAAATTTGACCGTCAAATCAAACTCGTTGTGAATTTCAGACAAATTTTGCGGCAGTTGACCGCCAGTGATACGCTGTATCTCCGCAGGTGACATGTACTGGCAGCACAGACTAAACATCTGCCGGAAGATTGTACGCCAAGTGAGCAGCCAAGTGTTTACCAGCATCTGCTGACTAAGCTGTGTCTTGCGTGGATCAACGCTAGGATTAACCGTGCCAAAGTAAGCTGCGTGACTAGCTTCAACACGCTGGATCAAGTTAAACGCCACACCCGGCTCGCGAGCGGGTGGGTCCATGAACGTG